GCGCGGCCTTCTTGGTGACACGACAATGAACCGTCTGGTTCAGCAGGCGTTCAATACGATTCCCGGCTGTAAAGAACGGGGCGCGTTCATCTTCCTTTCTTTCACTGAAGAGGGGCGGGGGAAAGTGTGGATCAGCGACAGCGAAGAAATCAGTGGCGCTGATGACAGCCCTGATGCCACGATTACCCGGCAGCGACTTGATTTTGCTGTGGGTGAGGGCGTTTCACAACGCGTATGGCTTGCAGCTAAAAAGCTGAAGGGCTGGAAAGACTAAATGCAAATACCGATGTTTACACGCGAAAGGGAAAAGAAAGATATGACACTCGCTATTTCTGGCAACATGCCTCACGCAAACGGCAATATTGACATCTCGGAAGTTGCGGCTAAGCGCGCCAACATGTCGTTTAACCCGTCGAAGAACGCCCAGATTGACCGCGTTAAGACACTGGCGGCCGCGCTTTACACCGAGATCGAAGACCTTTGTGTCAGCTTTTACGACGGCAGTGGCGGTGACGACGGCACGGTTCAGCGTGAAGCTTCAACGGCGGCGAATCACATTCAGGCGGGCGCCATGTTTGCGGTGTCGGCAATTGCTCACGCAATGCGCGCGGCAGAGAAAAAGCCCGAATAGGCTCTTGACGCGATAAATCGTTTTGGCAATATGGGGGTCGAGGGATAACCTTTCGGCCCCTTTGCTTGCGGGAAAGACCGCACGGGAACCGCCGCACGGTTAGGGTACGAGCCCGATAAGGACAACTCAACCCGTTTTGTGTTTAAACGGATGAGGGAACTATGTCCTTTTACGTCCCCACGCATTTCGTGGAGACCTACTCCACGAATGTGCAGATGCTTCTACAGGCGCAAGGCGGCAAGCTGGCCGATTGCGTCATGCAGGGCTCGCATACCGGCATGGCCGCTTCGCCAGTCGATCAGGTCGGCTTTGTGAAGGCTGAAAAGAAAGTCACCCGGCATGACGACACGCCGCTCATTTCGACGCCGGCCGATCGGCGCTGGGTTGAGCCGGTCGATTATCGTTGGGCGGACTTGATCGACAGCCAGGATCGCTTGCGGCTGCTTATCGACCCCACGTCGGCATACACCATGAACGGCGTCAACGCGCTGCGTCGCAGCCAGGATGACGAGATTATCACGGCTTTCTATGCCACGGCAAAGACCGGCCAAAAGACGACCACGGCAACCGCGGCGTTCAACTCCACAACCAATAGCGTCGGGCCTACGGTCGGTTCGACCGGCAACACCGGCATGAACGTTGCCAAGATCAAGCGGGCACGGAAGCAGTTCCGCGCGGCGCATGTCGATCTCGAATCGGAAGACATGTACATTCTGCTGACGGCGGAAGAGGAAGAGGACTTGCTCGCGGAGACGCAGGTTATTAACCTGGATTACAATTCGCTGCCAGTGCTTATGGACGGTCGTATTACCCGGTTCCTCGGCTTCAATATCAAGTACATGGAGTTTACCAACGCCGCCTTCTATGACGGCGCGGTGAACATGTCCGATGGTGGCGGCACGCCTATCAACTATGTTCCGGCTTGGTGCAAGTCTGGTATGCACCTGGGCACCTGGAACGATGTCTTTGTGCGGGTCGGTGAGCGTCCCGACAAGGATTATTCGACTCAGGTCTATGTGCGCGGCACGTATGGCGCAACGCGCCTGGAGGAAGGCAAGGTTCGCCGTATCGATTGCTACACGGGCTGATAGGCTTCTAGCCTGTAGTCGTGTTTGCAATTCGCAAGGAAGGTGAAAAATGGCTGTCACTAATGAAAACAGCACGGAATATGCGAATCAGATTGCGCATCCTCCCGTGCTTGAAGAGGCAAATCAGCAGAAGGGAAAGCTTCGCTTTTATGCCTTCAACTTCACGCAAGGTGCTGCGGCTGGCGATGCTACGTCAACGGCGACGTTGATCAAGCTTCCGGCCGGGCGCTTTACGCTCGTCGGATCGTTGTCGAAAATCTATTGGTCGGCTTTCGGGACGTCTCGCGTTCTCGATATCGGATGGAAGGCTTACCGGGATAAGTCGGGAACGGCTGTTGTGCTTGATGCCGACGGCATCGACAACGACTTGAACGTTGCCGCTGCTGGTTCTGCGGAGCTTGGCGCTGCGCTCACGGCTTCGCTGAAAGAGTTCGAGAGCTCTACCGGTGTCGATATCGTGGCCACGGTTGCCGGCGGCACGATCCCGGCGGCGGCAACGCTTAAAGGCTGGATTTGCATTTCCGTTGAATGACCGAGTGATCTATGAAGCCCCTGCTTGTGTGCGGTTCCGGCCGCACACTTTTTTCAGACATGGCGGCTCTTGGCATCAACCATGACTCAAAGCTGGAAAGCTTCGATATCATGGCTATCAACGATGCGCTGCTTGCGCTTCCGCAAGCGCAGTATTTCACCACCTATCACACTGAAAAACTGGAAGCGTGGCTTATCCTGCGAGGATGCCGGGTTGTTGACGGCAAGACGATCCCGGAAACCAAGTGTTTAAACGCGCATTGTCGGCACGTCTCGAAATGGGCGAAGTCCCACAGATTCGCGATCGAAGGCGGAACATCGGCGCTGTTTGGTGTTCAGATTGGCCTGAAGCTTGGCTACGCTCGTATCATTCTTTGCGGCGTGCCCCAGGACGGGCAAGGGCGCTTCCTGGACCCGCCTTGGAGACTGGGGCACGACTACAAGGCGACGGACGGCTGGCAGAGCTGGCAGCGTCTTCACGCTGCCGGTGGCCTCGATTGTGTGCGGTCCATGTCTGGCGCGACTCGCGATTTGCTTGGATCACCGCCGCTCGAATGGTACACTCCGGCATCTGCCACGGGCGCCGCACAGGAGATGAAGCCAGCCGCGCCTTATCGCTTGATCGGAGAATGAAATATGGCCACTCAATATGCAGGTTCGACGCTCGGAAAGTCGATTGAAGAAGTGACGTTTGACACTTCAACGACAAGTAAGACGGTCGAAATTTCCTACAATGACGCGGTTGGCATGACGAAAGACCAGCTCCGGGACGAAGTTGCCAAGATCATGGCCGCGATTGATCAGAAGACGTTCCCGGCTGCATAATGGCACAAAGCAAGATTGAGATTGTCAATCGGGCACTGACAGAGCTGGCGGTTGAGCGGCGTATTATGAGCCTGACTGACGAGTCAAAAGCGGCTCGAACGATGAACGCTGTCTATGCTGGCACTCGGGATGGAGCGCTAGCGGCGGCGAACTGGCTCTTTGCCATGCAGAAATTCAACCCGGCAAAGAGCGCGACGGCGCCTCTTTACGGCTTTGCATTCTCGTATATTATCCCGGAACCCTGCTTAAGGCTAACGGAAATCCGAGATATATTCGTTGGTGCTCCGGAATTGGGGGCTCGCTATATCGGCGAGACCAAGAAGATATACGAGCGGGAAGCGGATAGAATTCATACGGATTTCGATGCGCCTTTGAATTGTCGCGGCGTATTCCGTATCGAGAACGAAGCGCAATTCGATCCGCTCTTTATCAATTATTTCGTCTTCGAATTGGCGATAGCTGGACATGCGGAGCTGACCCGAAAAGGGCAGACTTCGATGGAAGCACTCACCGTGCGGAAGAAAGAGGCCATGCGCGTTGCAATCCGTGGCAACGCCATTCAGGAACCGCCGGAAGAAATTCCAGACGATGCGTGGATCATGAGTAGAGTGGGGCCGTAATGGGCGAAATTGATATCTGGCAAGCTGCGTTTAACGGGGGTGAGCTCACGCCTTTGGTAGAAGGGCGCGAAGATATAACCCGGTATCCGACAGGTTGCCGGAAGCTTCGCAATGCGCATGGCCTTATTCAAGGACCAGCACGCAGGAGATTTGGCGGAAGGTATGCTGCGGCTTCGAAGAGTAACGGCAATGCTTGGTTTGTTCCTTTTATTCGTTCTCGGCAACTCGCCTACTTATTGGAGTTTGGGGATAATTATATTCGCTTTTATCGTAATCGTGCGCAATTGTTAAGTCCCAGCAGTCCATTTGCACCGTATGAAGTAGCAACGCCCTGGACTTATGCCAGTATGACGGACACTGACGGTACATTTGCGCTTCGTTTGGTGCACTCTATTGACATTCTCTACATATGCGACGGAACGGGTGTCGTAAAACAACTCAATAGATTTGGAGACACGAGCTGGACGCTGACGGATTATGATACCATAGGTGGCCCTTTTGCCGCTCAGAATATAACAGCAACAACGGTTTACGCCAGTGCTCAAACAGGGAGCGTAACGTTAACAGCTTCAAGTGCGATCTTTACATCAAATCGCATAGGCGCATTACTGAGGCTCCAGCAGCAAAACCTGTCGTCAACCAAACCTTGGGAAGCCAATACGATTATAGCTACTGACGGGCTGCGGCGGTCGGATGGGAAGACCTATAAACAGACAACCGCAGGCGTAACGGAAGCGACAAATGGGCAAGTCCATAGTGGCACTGTCATGCCGACGCATGAAGAAGGAACCGCTTTTGATGGCGGCGGCGGCGGTAAGATTCAGGATACGAACCAGACGGCTTCTGCCCGCGTTCCGACCGGCTACGATTGGGAGTTTCAGGACCCTGGTTACGGCATTGTCAAAATCACCGCTGTAGGGTCGTCTGGGCTCACCGCTACGGCTACAGTCCAGCAATGGCGCATAGGCTCGAATGCCCAACTCCCGGCCGCTGTGGTGAGCTCGGGGAACGCTACAACGCGTTGGGCCTGGGGTTTGTTCAACGCGGCGGACGGGTATCCTACGAATGCCACGTTTTTCCGTGAACGGTTCGTTCTGTCGAACGAGCGGCAATTTGCTTTCTCGGTCCCGGCGGCTTTCACCGAATTTGCACAGGAAACAGCGGGCGAAGTGTTGGCTGACAACGCTTTTACGATCGAACTGACGTCGGATCGTGACGAAGTCATTCAGTGGGTGAAGCCCGCGCATGACGTTTTGGTGGTGGGCACGACGGGCGGCGAACATGTCATTGAGGAAATGACGACGCAACAGGTGTTCGGCCCGCTCAATCGGAAGTCGGAACCAAAGACCGGCCACGGGTCGAACGGTGTGGCGCCGATCCGCATTGCAAACCGGCTATTGTTCATCGAGGCCAGCGGGTTGCGCATTCGGGCAACCAAGATGGAAGGCCGCGAGATGACGGCGCCAAGTCAAAACGACTTGGCGGAACACATAACGGCGGAACAAATAGTTCAGCAAGCGTTTCAAGAAAAGCCGGACAATCTGAACTGGTGTTTGACAGAAGCGGGCGGGCTTCCGTGTCTTACTTTCTCGGAAGAGCAAGACGTATTCGGCTGGAGTGATCATTTTATCGGGGGTTTCCGTGACTCAAGCAAACTTAGAGCTGCAAAGATTACCACTATTGCCAGTCTCCCAAGCCCTGAC